GTACTAGCGAAATGATAGAAACCTAGAAGCTTATTTGCCTGAGTGACTTGACCAGCTTGTTCTCTCCAAGTTGGATTAATATATTTTGTTCCCTCCGTTGCTTTAATAAATACAAAGTCGGAGGGAACAATTCCAGCGTTCAATTCTGCTTGATAACTGGAAATGTCAATTCCGTTCATATCATTCTCCTTGTTCTGTTGGTTCTGGTTTTTCTACTTCTTCCGCAATCGGGAAGATAACATCAGCTGCCTTTTGAGTAGCTTGTGCAACTTTGTCGGTAACTTCAACCGCTTTTTCAGTAACCTCTTTAACAGTTTTAACTGGGTCAGAAGTGAAATTCTTTTTTAACTGAGCCAAAGAAGCTTCAATTTGTGCTTCAATCTGAGCTGGATTAGTCTTGATTTTAAGTCTCTTAGCTTCTTCTGTCACATAGTTAATGGCTTCTGATAACTTTTCAGGATTATCTGTATAATTTTTTTGTACCCAACTCACCGCTTGATTGGCCACTTTAGCCAGAGCATCCATATCTTTTGTATTGCTATGTTTTTTAGCAGCCTGTGAAATGAAGTAAGACACTACAGAGCCGACTACTGTTAAAATACCGCTAAAGATTGTCATTAAATTTTGATCCATTTTATTTTTCCTCTTTTTCTATTTGGTTAATTGTTTCCAAGGTTTTTACTCGCCCGTCGAGCAAGTAAATCTGTTTAGTATGCTCGTCTAAATTATCGAACAGCTTTTTTTCATGTTCTTTTCTGCTTACGTTTGATTCATTCAAATCTTCTCTCAAACCCTTTATTGTCACATTCAATGTATCAATAGAATGGTTAATTGGTGTCATGATAGAATCTTTAAGCAACTTAATTAAAAAGCTAAGTCCTCCAACTACGCTAACTCCTATGATTGAAAGAACTGTAGCTATTGTCTCTAAGTGCATATGACCAACTTTCTAATTAGCTTTTATTGCTGTTAAAGCCTTAGATTGACTGATTGAATCATTGACCAAATTAACCAAATCTTGAGCTGCTTCTGGTGAACCGTGGAATGTTGATGCGTCATTAACTATGAAATTTGCATTCATTGTTCCATTATTAAATGTCGTAAGGGTGAAATTACCCACATTCTTACCATCAACAAAGATATCAGTTGTTGTATTCGTTGTATTTACTTTTTCCATTTTTTCTCCTTTTATCCTATTGGGAAACCACATCCACCATTAACTAAATTTGAAGTTGCTGATACTGCTGCTTGGCACCTTATAAAAACACCTCCTGCCGGATTAATAAGCAGATCCCATGCATTATTATTCCCTGATATCGGATATACTCTATTTATACTAGGAATTGCAATACTTCCTGCTGGAAGCGAAGTGGCTTGGTACCATTGGTTTGCATTCATCTGAGGGACACTCAATCCTGCAATAGAGAAAAATTCAACCCCATTTTGTACAGAAAATTGAATTGAACCACCACTAAATCCATTTGTCGGAGATAATGTCGTCCAATGAATATCAGTCGATAATTTCGTTCCTTGAGGTGTAAGGCGTGCAAATTCATTTGTAATGTTATTTTGCATAAACAAACCTTGGAAATTAACGCCAGCACTTGTATATTCGCCTGTATCACTATTCTGATAGGTCATGACCAAGCCCGAATCAGATTTAAGTGCAATTGTATGTATTTCATTGTGTGAAGTATCCATTTTATAAATCATAAGATAATCATCTTTGATTTCTGTCTGGATTTGAACTGACCCATCGATGATTGTGCTGACAAATTCACCATCAGTAATTGTTAAATTTTTTGCATCAATTAAGTCAGCGGTTATTGAGTTAGCTTCAAGATTATTCGCACTTAAATAGTTAATCATCCAGTGAGTGCCATTATAGTAGTACTCAGTGTTAGAATGGATAACTGTTCCGTCACTCGCTGTAAGGTCTGCGGTGCCTGAATATTTCCAAGTCAAGCCTTTAAAACGTGTGGTTGGTTCAGTATCAGAAACAATTTTACCTGGATTACCGTCCTTGCCAGTATTCCCATAAACTGCTTTTTGTTCAACGATATCTTGCGTCAAAGGTGCTTTAGTAAAAGTTGTTCTAGTGATAGACCAAAGATACTTATTAGTAGATGTTGTTGTAGGTTGAGAAGTTAACCAACCAGAATCCGTCCAATCTTGTGTAGGAATGCTTGAGGAAGTTGTTAATCGGTACTTCTGCTCAATATTTGTAATAGAACGTCCATCAGACCCTGGAGTGCCGGGTGCACCTGCTGTTCCATCGTTAACATTAGTGATAGTCACCGACTGACTAGCGACTACTTTGCCCGCAACCGTTGCTTTAAAGCTATAAACTGCTTTATCAGTTACTCCGCTGGCATCAACTGTGATTGTCTGCGTTGGAGCAACAATTGTTCCATCTTTCGACCATTCATAGCTGTCTGCGGTAGTTTCAGTCGTTGCAGAGCCTTTAAAAATATGAGCTGATAAAGTTGTTGAACCAGTGCCGTTTTTGAACTGTGTGCCGTTTGTGGTTGTAAGCTCTGCTCTGTATGGAGTAGCTGCATCGACTAGATTTGACAGTTGAGATTGCAAATCATTTGAGATTTGGCTTTGAAGCCGAATATAATTTGAAAAAATTAGAGTATTTTTAGTGGGATCTGTTCTTGAAATTTCCATCTCAGAAACACGAGCTGACAAAATTAAACCATGAACTCCATTAGAATCAATGAAGTTATCATCACTAATTGTTACTGTATCTCCAATTTTCAAAGGCAAGCCATTACCAACTTCTGAATTTACTAATAAACTAGAAACTGAAACTTTATAAGTTACAATCCCATAAGCAAACTTCTTGAATTGACTTACCGCATAACCCCATATTGCGCTAGCTGTAGTGTAATCAGTAGTGAAATTTTTTCGAATCCATCTATCCCCTGTTGATGATTGGATTTGAGATGGATATTTAGCAAGAGAAAGAGGTGCAAATGCAGTATCAGCATTTTTTCTTTTATAAAATTCCTCTACTCCATCTGAATTGACATAAGAAAACTCACTTGAATTCCATGTTAATCCGTCTGCTCCAGTTATCGTTGTAGCGTTAAAAATTTGAGTTTTATCTACTGTTCTTGAAACACCATTAATATTAGTATCTAAAGTTAAAATTACATCATCACGGTTCGTTCCTACTCCTTGAAAATTTACTCCATCATTTTCTTTATAGATATTGAGAATGATTTTATCTAATGTCCCATCATTGTTTGATTTCGTAATAAATTCAAACTCTGCATCAAAGTTTCCAATAAGAGAAATTAGTCTTGCCAGTTTACTTTCTTGACCATCATATTTTATTACTCGGCTTAAATCAGAAACTTCATTGATTCCAATTGTAATTTGAGTATTATTGATAAGCCCCATTTGGTCAAAATACCATTGGATATTATGACTTGCTGTGTTTTCTAGTGGATCACATTGTTCTAATCTGAGTTCTAAATTTAAAGAATAACAAGTCACTGTGAAAGTGGTATCGTTATCTTCATCAACTGTCCCAACACTATAAAAGTGATCCTCTCCGTTTTCTGAAAAACTAAAATATGCATCTTCATTTAAAAATTGGCAGTAATCTTGTAAAATACCGTTTTTCTTTTTATTTACTGAAAAAGTAAATGTTGAAGCCCCTTCTGCTAAATAATGATGTTCTACATCATTAAAAAAGCCTGGCGCTCCTGGAGATTCACTATCTAAAAAGCCAACCTTTTCAAGATGTGAATCATGAATATTAATTAACATTATAAATAGTTCTCCTTCCATGTCAGTTCTACTTGTGGTGGTGTATGATTGAACGCTGATTGATTAATAATAATTGTGCTTTCTCCTGGAGGAATACTGAAGAATTTACCTCCATTAACAAAATCTTTATTTGTTGCGACTCCATTAGTAAAAATCTTGTCATTCTCCATATCAATTTCAACAATAGAACCTGCGGCATAACGATTTGGAACATTGGACCAAACAGAAACTTGGTCTTTTCTGTATGATATATTTCTCAATGATAAGTTAGTCATGAATTTATTTGATTGAACATATTGCCCGATATAAATATAGACTTTAGCAATTTCTACAGTTTCTAATTCTGGAATAATCGCTTTAATTCGTGAGCCTTTCCAATAAAATTCTAATTGGCTTCCAGTTTTCACGAAATCAGAATGGCCAGTCCTCTCATTAAAGCTGGTATTGTTCATACTACCAGCTCCATTTCCCTCACCATTGTTAGATATGAAGTCGTTACTTGCGTATTCCCGTGGGCTATTTCCCCCTACCCAACATTTCATTGATGCCTTATTGCCGACCATATCTCCTTTAGATACACCATATCCGGCTACTAATTTATCGTTTGCATCCGTAAATAAAACTTGCAATAATCCAGTCTGGCCAAATGCACCAGCCCAAGCAAAGATATTAAAATATGAATAGAAATTAACTGCTCCAACATGACCGTTTGAATCTGCCGGTAAGGTCATTACTTTCATACCACCAGCTACTCCTTGATTAGAACTAACAGTTCCTTTATCTTTTAATCTCAATCCATCAGTTTGGAATTCAAGTTTGCCATTTGTAGCTAACCAATTGTTTTGAGGATTAGGAGTGCCAGTTGCGACATCTTTAAAATCAGAAAAGCTAGTATCAGATGCACTATCGTAAAGCTGTTCGCTCATAGGATTAGTTACTCCATCAGCTTCGTTTATATTCCCAAGAGCCATTAATCCCTTTACTCCAACTATTCCAAAATATCCATTTTCTGAAACATTGGTGAGCTTAATCTTTGGGAACGTCGGTAAAGTTCCCTTATTATTGACCTTAATTTCAATTGATCCATCTGTTGTATTAGGAGTTATAGTCCCATTTTCTCCGCCAGAATTGGTTGCATTTAAAACATTTTGTGTGACGGATTCAGCTGCTCCGGAAGGAATTTTAAAAGTTATTGTTCCATCGGAAAATAATTTACTTTTATTTTCCGCTAAAGTAATTTCTCCCTCCCTAATTGCGTGATATCTCACATTAGGCTCATCAGAAAACGAGAGCTCTGCTAATGTTTCGCTAGATGTTAAAGCAGCAAGTAATCGCCTTGCTGCTGTAATATCATCAAACGTTCTGAAGTCCACCACAATTTTAGAGGAGTCTTTTCTAGAAGATATGAAATCTTCTCCGTTTCCTGCTCTTTTTTGAGAAACAATATCAATTCCAGCTCCTAAATTACGCTTGACATCAATTATTCTCATGTGTTTTGTCAGCTCATTTCCTGCAAAATTGACCGTTAATGTCATAATGTTCCCCCTCTCAGAATAGTTTGTAAAGTCGTTAATCCATTTTGCGCCGCTTGATTATCTTTAGCAGTGACACGAGCAAATTCTGAACCATTGATATTAAATACTGCCTCCTGATTTCCAAGTGCTTCTACAGCTGCCATTGCTTGCATTAGTAATGAATTAGTTTCTGAGCTTTTTGGTTGATTATCAAGCTGTCTTTGGATATTCGAACGAATTGAGTTCAGCTGACTTACAGCCAATTGTTCTCCAGCATTTAAGCCAGCTGAGCTAACTGCATATTCAGCAGTAACTTTAGGAAGATTTAAATTAAATCCACTAGCTAACTTATCAGCCATTCCAGAGACATTCCGTTGGACATTTTTAAAACTATCCCCTAATCCTTCGTTCAATCCATCCATGATTGAATTACCAGCTGGAATCAATAATTTACGGTCATAACTGATGGGCCCTTTGTGATCTTTAATCCAATTACCAATACCACCAATGAAGTTTTTTACATTCTCATAAGCTCCTTTTAGACCTCCGAGAAAACCATTCATAATGGCTGCACCAGCGCCAGATAAATCTATATTTGCTAAACCAGTGAAAAAACCTTTAATATTATTTATTATTCCGCTTATTGTTCCGGCAGCTCTGGAAATTGTTCCAGTTATTGCACTCCATACGGCAGACATTCCTCCGCCAAGAGAATTTCCGGCGCCAATTAAACTTGAGAAGAAACCAGATATTCTACTTATTACTCCGCCTATTGCTCCACCAGCCACTGATATAGCAGTTTTAATTGCATTCCAAACAACCTGCAACGCTCCACTTAATCCTCCGCCTGCTGCACTTAAAGCAGAGAAGAAGCCCCTTATTCCATTGACTACTGCACCAATGACGTTTCCTGCTACAGATGAAGCATTTTGAATTCCACTCCAAGCATCAGTCAAGATTGTTTTTAAAGAGCCACCTGCTCCTCCTAAACCACTAAAAGCACCAATTACAAATCCTATCCATTGAGCAATAGTGCTCAAAACTGGAGAAATAAATTGAAATACACTTACTAGAGCCGAAACAACTGGAGTTAAAACCTGAATAACAACTCTAATTACATCAAATGCAGCCGAAACTCCAGTTAGTATTCCACTAAATACTCCACCTAAAAATGAGCCAATGACTTGAAATGCTGGCATTAATGCACCAGCTAAAACTGTAAGTAAAGGCTGGATTGCATTCCATAGATTTCCGAATGATGTAATGACTTGTTGAATTGACGGGCCAACAATAGCCATCATTGTTTGAAAACCACTAACAACTGCTGGGATTATTGCTTGAATTACTGCTTGGATTCCGCTGAAGTCTAATTTAGAAATCATACTAGATATCTGAGTAATTATTGGAGCAACAGCACTAACTAAAGCCTGAAATAGTGCTGGAATTTGCGTTAAAACAGTCCCTAAAGTACTTGAAACTATTGGTCCAAGTTTCGCAAAAATTGTTTTCCAATAATTTGCTAGTGTCGAACCATATTGTGTTAGGGGTTGTTGAAGACCAAGCAAAGCCGCTCCAAAACTAGCTGCTAATCCTGAAAAATCTATTGATTTAAACAAGGTGCTTATTGTAGTTCCAATTGAATTAAAAGCTCCTGATAATCCGTTGAAATTGAATGATTTAATAAAATCAGAGAAGTCACTTTTGAGTATATTAAGCGCTTCTCCAATGCTTGAACCAGCAATAGCTTTTTGAATATCTCCAAAAACTTTTGTAACATTGGTTTTTAAACCAGTAAAAAAGCCAACTGAACCTTCAATTGACTTATTTATTGAACCAAAAGCAGAATTAATGATTCCTTTTAAACTATCAATATTTTGAGCAATTGATTTTCCTGTCAATGCTTGAACAACTTTATCAATTGCAGTTAAAGTATTCGCCATGCCTTTTGAAACGGCATTTCGCAAGTTTCCGAAGGAAGTAGCAATCCCTGAACTATTTTGTTTAGCTAAAGTAGCTAACTGACCTGTACCTGTACCTAATTTAATTAATTGATCATTAAATTGGTCGAACGTAACCGTCCCATCTTGCAATGCCGCATATAAATCTTGTTGCGCAGTTTTACCAGTAAAACCCATCGCTTCAGCGGTCTTTTGTAACCCTAAAGGCATTGTTTCCTGCAAGCTACGCCAAGACTGCAAGTCAACGGTTCCTTTTGCAAGCATTTGATTATACTGAATCATCCCTCGGTTTGCATCTTCAGTACTAGCACCACTTGCTAGAAATGCATTATTAAGGGCTAAAACAGTATCAGTTGATTTATTTAAATCACCAGTAATAGAGGTCAATTGTTGAGTTTGAGAAACGACATCATCAAGTTTTGTTGGAAGTCCTTCAATTCCATCAGAAAGTTTTTTTATTGATTTTGTAGAATCTCCTGCGCTAAATCCCAAAGCTTGGATAACTTTTGGAAATTTTTGCATAGTGTCGAAACGAGAAACAGCATCTCCAACAGAACTTTTAAGAACATCAAAAGCAGCACTTGCGATTTTAACAAGGCCCATAGCAGCAACCATTGATTTAATGCTTGTGCCTGCTTTGTTAGTTGCTCCTTCAAGCCCATTAATACTAGCAAGACCTTTTTTGACTGAACCATCATCCATTATGATGTCAATAGTAATTGTTCCATCAGCCATTAATCTACCTCACTTTCTTCTTTATCTTCTGGCAGAGCATAAATTTCTTGCAGCTTTTTCATTTCTTTTTCATGAGCATTTTTATCACTAGAAGGTTTTTCCCACGTTCTAATTGCAAGAACTTGTCTGAACTTCGTTTCTTCAGGAAGCCCTCCAAGCAAAGCTTTGAACTTGAACCAATGAAGCTTACCTTGATATTCGATTAAATCAATACCATAAGCTTGAACAAATGAAGCGTAAATATATTCAGCATCGTATTTAAGAGAATAATTTTGCTTAATATCAGCTTCATAACTGGGCATTTCGTTGCCCTGTCGGTCATACTTTACAGTTTTTTCAACTTGACCTTGCATAACATATTTTTCAAAGATACAATTAAATATTTCAAGCTGTTCTTCTCCGCTCAATTTAACTAATTCTGTATCTTTGCCAAATAGCATTCTAATAGCGAAGTCTAGTTTTAATCTGTCAGATAGTTTTTTCTCTTTTAACATGTCAATCAAGTTGAGAATATTGTCAAATGACACGTTTATTGGATATTTTGTACCATTTACATCATGTTCATCATTTAATTCTTCATAAAGAGAAAACATAAGCATCTCCTTATTTCAGATATTTATTTTCCAAGGCTTTAAGGTCTTCTGCTTCGAGTTCTTCTTTGATTCCGATAATAATTTGGAATAAATAAACCATCACAATTTCAAGCGAAGGATTAGAAGTATAGAGTTTTTCAAAAGAACCTGGTTCTAAAAATGAATCAACGACTGTTTTGACGTATGTTTTCTTTTCGTCCAACGTTGCAGTTTCTTCGTTAAAATCTTTATTGAGTTCTTCAAATTCTTTCTCAAAATTCAACAAACGCTCAATATTTTCGTCTTTTCGGTCAAATCGAATTGTAAAGGCAACATTACCATCAGCATCTTTAAAATCTACTTCGATAAAATTGCTACGTAATTGAATTGGTTTCATGTTTTCTCCTTAAAAAATAAAGGCTAGGAAATATGCTCCTAGCCTTTATTGTCGTTATTCTCCAGAACCTCCACCGGTGGGTGGGGTAATTGCTTTTTCTTTCGGAAGTTGATTGAATGTAATTTTGCAACCAAACGCTTCATAATCGGTCGCATCTCCATCACCAGCCTTAATGTCTGAAACTGTTGCTAATCCGGTCCATTGTTTCTTACCATCTGCAGATACGATTTTATGCCATAACTTACGGTCATCGCCAATTTTATATTTTTTAGCTGCCACTAAAGCTTGTGCTGGGTCTTCTGAATCATAGAATCCATCGAATGTATAAGCTCCAGAAACCCCAGTTACTGTTGTTTCTTTTGTACCATCGCCATCGTAGAACCCTGTATCATCGGTTTCTTCGTCTGTATCATCTTTAACGTTTGAAATCCATTTTGCGAGTTCTAGATAATCAGAATCAGCTGGTTCTGCTCCAGTCGTTGGAACTGGTGCAATAAAGTGACCTCGCAGTGCGTTTTTTAATCTTGTCATTTATTTATCCTTTCGTGGAAATGTTGTAATTGCAGCCTGTATATCAAGTATGAAAATGTAGTAACCTTGCTCATCTTTGTTGTTAATATAGGGCTTGTTTGAAATTTTTATTTCTCCAAAATCAAAAGAGCCATCATCACTGTTTAGCGATGAAAGCTCTTCTAAATGAGATTGAATTAACCAAAGTGTCCTTTGAATTGCTTGCTGGTCTTGTGACTTCATGGAAAACTCATAATTTAACACTTGGTCTTTGATGCCATCATAAAATTCTCTTTCAACTTGCCCCCCTGGAAGAGGATAAAGCACAAGGCATTCTGTAGGCAACAAATATCCAAGCGAACAATTAATGGGCAAATTTTGAATAGAATTAACACTATCACAAAGACGGTCTATAAAATCCATTAAATACCTGCTCCTTTCTTAAATGCTCTTGGCAAAGAATCTTTAAATTTTGCTTTAGCTTTTAAATCCCATCTAGGACCAGTTCCAGGAGTCGTGTATTTTCTTCCTTGAAGATAGAATTGTCTCTTGGCATATTTAGATTCATAGGTCACACCATTTTTAGATGTATGAACTTTTTGTCTCAAATCTCCTTCTTTGAATGGTACAAAAGGGTTCATGTCTGCCATTGCTTGATTCGTCATAGCGTAAAGTCCACGGTCTAAATTGGCTTTTGATAGCTTCTGGTTTACTCCCTTCAAATCAACCTTAATAGCCATTAAACTACCTCCAATCGCCAGCCAATTGATTCTCCATTCAGAATGAGTTCTTTAACTAAAACTATTTTGTACTCCTTGCCTTCAAAAATAACTAGAGAATCATTAGTGAAATTAGGCAATGAACCACAGTATCTTTTAACTAAAGCAATTGATGAATTAGGAGCTTTCTCAGTAGAATTATTGCCACTTCGAGAAAATGTTGATGCTACATTAAACCAAACGTTTTCAACTGTTTTTGACGGATCATAAATTGGTTTATGATAGTTATCTTCACCAGATTTATTTTTATACTCGATAGTATGAGGAAAGGCACTTTTGGGTGGTAATTGATAGTAACTCATGAGCACACCCCACGATAAAGCAAGCCTGTTTCACTCAACATCTCTAAAGCATCATGTGAGATTAATGAGATAGAAGTTCCATCATCAGTAAGCTTATTATTGCCATTTGAAACACTTATTCCATCTAATGACCAAGATGTAGGACTGTTGATTTCAGCGGTTGAAATAGCCCCAATTGTTGCCATATATTCGAGTTGAACTGCAATAGCTTTTTTAAATTGATTCTTCCTAAAATCTACATCAGTATCTAATTCATGGAATTTATAAAATTGTCGAGAATAAACATCAATAACATCAGAAGCTCGAACAACTAAACGGTCAAATTCATCAGAAGTAACAGCTTTATATCCAAAGTTGGTGTATTCATCAAACGTTAAATAAGCCATTGTTTACCTCCTTAAAAATAAAAGAGGAGTCTTTGCTCCTCCTTTTTACGGTTATGTAACTGTTACCGCACAAGTTGCAGTTTTTCCATTCGCTGTAGTAACTTTGATGTTTACTGTTCCAGCTTTTACTCCGACTACTTTACCTTGAACTGGTGTTACTGTAGCGATTGTTGAATCCTCAGAACTATAAGTTACTGATTTGTCAGTTGCATCAGCAGGTGCAACAGTCGCTGTCAGTGTTTCATTTGCCCCAACTGCGAGAGATAACGTTGTTTTATTCAACGTTACGCTTGCAGGGGCTACGCTTTTGGGAGTTCTGAAACATAAATAGCGTCTTTGGCATTTTCAAATACGATTGCATCGTAATAATCCAAGCCTTTGATTGTATCACGGTACCCACCACGGTCTTGAGAAGCTGGAACAGTATCAACAGTACCAAACTTAACAATTGGTGCAACAGCAGTCAATGGAGTAACAATAAAGTTCAAATTAAGTGCTGCATCATCAGCACCAGTACCAGCAAAACGTGATTTGGCAACTTTTACAATAGGAACACCACCATCAATTTGTGCAACTGTACGGTTGATGCCATTGATTGATACTTCATTGGTTGTAAATGTTTTCGAAACACCAGAAGCATTTTTGAGCATTCGATAAGTTGCAGCAGATACAAACATTACATATCCACCAGGAATTTCATTATCTGTCATATATTCTTCTGCAGAATCGTAAGCGTCAAGAATATTATCTTTGGTCAAAGTTTCTTCAACCTTTTTATTTGCATTATCATAAAGAGCTTGAATAGCAACTTTATCACGATGCGGAACAGTAACCAAACGCTTGTGTTCAGTAACAATGTTGTTAATTGTCAAAGCGGCCGATTCTGATTGATCTAGTTGGTCAACATCGTAACCAAACCAATCTTCGTGAGTCAATTTGACTGTTTCTTTTTCAATACTGATTTGATTACGAGAATTTTCCCCATTACGTTTATAGTTTGTGGCATCCATAAAACCTGACATTTTATTAATACGAACTTCTTTTGCGCCAACAAAGTCAGCTGACGTAATAGATTTTGCTCCTTGGGTCAGAATATCCCAAACTTGAGATTCTGTTTTGAATTCTTTGTCAATTGTTGCTAAGTCTTTTGAGTCTAATACTACTGGCATGTTTATTCACCTAATCTTTCTTGAATTTTTTGAACCAACGATTTTTCACCAGCGCCACCACTATTTGGATTACCGCCAGCCACAATGGTTGGTTTTGCTTTGTCTGCAGCTCCGCCTTCTTGAAATAAATAAGGCATTGATTCTTTGAACGTTGCTACTTGATCATCAAGTCCTGAAATTTTGCCATCATCTTGAATAATGACGTTATCCATGTTGACTTGACCAAATAACAAATCACTGTTCACAGTGCCTGAGTCTTTCAAAGCGAGTTTTACTGCATTTGTTTTTTGCATACTAGCAAGGTCAGCATTAAATTGAGCTTCACGTTCTTTAGCATCATTAACAGCTTTTTCAAGTTGTTTTTGAAGCTCTTCTGTACTTAGATTTGATTTTTGAGCGCTCTCTAAGTCAGTAGTGAGTTGTTCAATTTCTTCCGTTTTCTTGCTGTATTGTTCTTTGCTCACAAATTCTTTTGGAATAGTTGAATTAATTTCTGTAGCAAATGCTTCAGAATCAAAACTTCCATCTTCTTTTGTGTGCTTTGCGATAATGGCTTTAATATCCATTTTCTAACCTCCATAGTCTTTTATAGCGGACACTTCCCGCTTTGGATTTGTTTGCCTTTTATAGCTAGGCGAGCTAAGCCCCATGTAGGAGTCGAACCTATAAACTAAACGAAAAAGGAATAAACGTTTGTTTTCCACTAAGGGCATAAGAAAAGCGCCTGTCAGTAACAAACGCTTAATTTTTATAATTAAAATCTTTCAACAAAATATTTAAAGGAGTATAAACCTTCTCACGCTTATAATTCCTTGATAAATACTCATTGCTATCAACAAGCTGTCTAATCGCTTTTTGAGTTGCTGTAATACTTCTTTGCCATGATTGAACACCTTCTTTATTTCCTATAGCTTCCGAAACCATTTTATTTTTTTTGAACTTTATTATTCTTCGCTCAAGCTCTCTTTGCCGCTTTTGTAGTGCTGCAACTTTATCATTTTCAGCTTTATCAAATAGCGGTTGATTATTTGTATTTACTCCAGGTATAAAAGGAATCCATGCATGACGACAGTTAACGCCACGATGACCGCCTGCTTCTCCATAATCAGCTCTCCAATACGGATCATAAATACTTTTATATTCAGCATTATCAGGAACATTTTGCCTTAAATCTACTACATGCCCTTGAATAAGTGAACAAGCTAACCTTGAGCCAATATGGCTTGTAACTACTACTGTATTTACTCCATATTCACTCATTCTTGAAGTTCTAAGTTCGTTGTAAGTATTTCCCATTGTGGACTTTAAAACAGTTCTGACATAGCGTTCAATAGACCAAGTATGCCCTCCTTTATCAATAAAAGTTGATTTAATACCTTGTTGAGCCCATTGCCTAACAGTTCGCTCTAATGCTTCTTCAAAAGTAAATATTCCAGTATTGAAAGCAGCGGCTGTTTTATTAACGATGTCAGTATAAAGTCGAGATAATATTGAGCCATAACCATAATTAGTTGAAAGAAGTGTCTGATTAACATAGTTATTCAAATCTCCCCAAGCTTGGTTATAATAAGCTCTCATTATTTCATCGATATTACTTGGTAAAGGTGTTAGGTGAAGCCCTGAAGCAACTAAACTGTCAATATCTTCAATTGTTGAATTGCCTAAATCATTGAACATTTTCTTGATATTCTTTTCTGAAATTCCTGTTATTTTAGAAATCATTTCAGCAGTTTCAGAATTAAATAAATGAAGTTCTCTTAGCTTTTGGAGTTGCCAGTCAGCAATGTTACTTGAGCCGTTGTTTAATCTTTTGATTATTAGGCGCAATATTTCGCCTTCTAGCGATTGGTAAAGGCTAGACATGTTACTGCTCCACAAGTCTAATTGATAAGGTGTAACAGCCAATTAAATCACCTCCCTTAATCAAATCCTGGCACATCGTTTCCACTATCAAGCTTATTTTCTTCAATCGTTTCGGTATCTAATCCTTCTGCTTCGTTTTGGATTTCTTTCATGATTGTACTTGCTTCAGTTTCAGTCACTCCAAGAACTTTTTGGATAGCTCGTTTGCGAGATGTTAATTGCAAGGTCGTTAATTTCCCATAGTAATCAGCTTTAGCATCTTGTGACTCAAAAACCCCATCGTCAAAATCAATGTTAATGCCATATTCTTTAGGTGAGCTAAACAATTCGTAAGAATCCGCAAGCTCAAAAATAGTAATTACTAATTCTTTCAAAGCTTCTTCAACAATCAAAACATTATCTGAACGAGTTGAGAAAGTTTCAGAGTTTTCGCTGATAATTTCAGTTGCTGTTTTGACTGACTGTCCATCAAATGAAAATGTTCCAGAACTAAAACCAGTTTCAAGCTCTATAATTCGTAAAATGAAATTGATTGACGCAATAAACTCACTAGACCTCAAAGAAGGAGCAAACTCATCAATAAATGGCTCATCTGAGCGCATTCTTTGAAATACTCCAGTCTTAGAATCAAAGCGTTTAATTGGCATTCCTTCTTCGTTATATCGCACTTTGAAAAAGTCATCTGATGCCAATATTTTGCGCCCTGCTTCTTCGATTTCCCTCATGAATTGGTCATATTTATCATTTATATCAAGCAGTTGACGCTTGGCATTGTCAATAATCCCAAGACTAAGAGGGCTAGAAACATCAATGTTGTTCTTACCAGCTAGTTTTATATAAACAAAAATAGGACGAGTGAAATGCTCCATATATACTTCATCTTGTAAGTTTTCATACTTAGCTAATGAATTAAGAGGTACTCTAATTCCGACTTCCTGTTCATTTTCAGAACGATATAGTTCGTTTCGAATGAAATAACTACCATCTTCCCACTCATGAAACTCTAATAAGGTATAACGGACATTTTTCTTACCTTCTGAGACTTGAGTGACGGTTGCAATTGCTGCTTCACTAATATCATTTGTATTAGATTCTAATGGATAAAAAGTATCAGCCCGGCAATAAGCAATTTTAATCGTCTTGTTTGCTTCATCATAATAAGGACGAAGCACAAGACCGCCAATTGCATAACCTGCTTCTAATTCTTCCCCGAAGTTCTTACGAAATTTATTGTTATTAAAAACTTCTTGTAAAAATCCGTCAGCATCTTTATTATCAATACTTATCGAACAACCATCGTTAAAAACAAGCTTAGCCAATTTGTGGGAAACAACTTTCGATACATTCAACGAATGGAAGTTTCTTTTAACATAATTACCTTCACTATTTAAGTACTTAACTTGCTCAAATATATTTTTATAGATTTTTTTGTTTTCTTGGATGCGAAGATATTCAGCCGAGTTAACTGAAATTTTCGGATGATCTGTAATATTATTTAATGATTCAACCATTCCTACCTTTGCGCCCCCTTTTCTTATCATATTTTTAAACCAATCAAACACTGGTCACCTCCTAAATTAAGTATTCTACAGTGAAATAATTGACCGCATAGCGTAGTTCATCGCATGCATGGTTATTTTTATCTACTGGTAATCCGTTAGGAGTTCTTATATATAAACCTATTTCTTTTATTAGGTTATAGTGATCATATTTCCCATCTAACGAATACAAAAAAAGAATCCCTTTTTCAAAAGCATTCTGTACTCTTTCGATACCAACTTCTATTTTCAAACCATTACTTGAAACTTTATCTTTGCTGTTGTTATTTGCTTTATCTGTTGAAATACCAATTAAATTAAGTTCTTCTCTTAAAGTCTTACAAGCTGGGTCAACAAAGAAATGATTCCAATGGGGCATGTCTTGCCATTTGTCATAGCACCAAGATACAAATTGTTTTATTTCCTTAGCATAAACTGACATTGCTTTAGTCTGCCCTGTATCTGTTCCACTGTGATAGTAATTTGCCATGCGGTACAAATAATATTGTCCTTCATGAAAGGTTACTACATTGAACGCACAAGTCGTTGCATCGGCTTGACCACCATCGGCTGTAAAGAATGTTTCAATGACTCTTCCTTTAATTTGGTTAGTCATATGTTTATCTTCATCAAACATTGAATAGATAACACCTTCTGGCATCACTCGTTGTCCTAGCCAGTCACGCTTATAAAGATAGTCTGATGTTTTAGATTGTTCTTCCCACATTTTTAAACGTTGACCAGTAAGAATAGGATTGTCAGTCGGTCTCCAATGTCTAAAGCGATAAGTTCCAGTCTTTTCAAACTGGTTTAATAACTCAAGATTTGGATGATTGGGAGCTGGTGGATTCTGCTCCCCAAGATGAAACCTCAACTTACTTGCTAAGGTCCGCCTAAAAGATTCGGCTATCACTTCTTTATTAAGTAGGTTAAACTCAAGGAAAGCAACAGTCCCAAATGACATCCCAGTAATAGAACCTACCGCATTTACTTTTCCTCCGCCTTTATAATAAATGCGTTTTTCATTACCTTTACCAAAGTTTATCCACAAATGGTCTCCATTTTCATTGTGGCGTATTTCTGAGTTATCGGCAAAGATATACATTAAACCGAATCCCTCACCATCAATAAACATGCGGTAAGCTTGTTCTTGATTATAGGCAAGAACTAAATGGTCACGGTCAGGCGATTGCGCATAGATACGAGCCATTTTGAATATATCACTGTTTGTCTTCCCCGATCTAATCGTTCCCTCGTTCATTTCAAACTCAATACCAGAGATGTTGGCTTTGATATTATCTATTTGTTTTTGACTAAACCTTATCATTTAAAGCCTCTCCTTCTGGCTCTGCAAGTTGAGGGTCAACTAAAGCCATAAGCAATTGATTTGTTTTTAGATTGCCTTCTAACTTATTGGCTGTATCAGTAAGGATTTTAGATTTAGCTTCGGAAACATCTGCTTCAGCTTTAAGTTTTCTAAGCTGTTGTTCAAGTAACCTATCATTATCTGGATAACGTTTAAGAAGTTCTTTCATTGCTTGTATCTGTGTTTTGAAATCAGGAGGCTTCTCAACTTCCGAATAACCATCTGCATTGGCTATTACAACCGTTTCTTTTATATCTGCCTTAGCTATTAGACTAAGCCTTTCAAGTATCTCCTGTGCGCTCATAATACGTTCAGAAGCGAGCTGTTCCATTCGTTCATCAATGTATTTTTTAATTACAAGTTTTGACAAGTTTTCAGGACCGATTCTATTAGCTGTTTTCTTGCTATAACCTGCTTTAATGGCTGCTTGCGTTGCATTTCCTAACTCTATGTAATAATCTGCAAACTTCTTCTGTTTTTCAGTAAGTTTCATACCTCCCTCCTATCTTATTTATAAATCCAACAATAAAAGGCTGCCCAGTGGACAACCTGTAATAAAATATAATTCAGGATAACGGAATTGAACCGTTCTATTCTAGCTTATGAAACTAGCGTGACGCCTTGCCACCCATCCTGTTTGATACGAGGTTTTACATACTATTAAACGGAAAGCCTCGTTAACCATTTAATACTGAACTCCTAGCTTTGAAGTCCACAATAGCAAGATAGAGGCTCGAACTCTATAACTTCTAATAGCGAAGTCGTTCCTTGTCCTTGCTGTCAGCTCCAACCGCACTGACTTATTAATATTATTCGGAAACTGTACTAGTATTATCAGCCCCAAACAATGTTGGATATAGCAAGTCAGGGAGTCGAACCCTGAGCGCCTGTACCGTGCTTGCTACGCTGTAAGCCCTTGACCTCTAGAAAGTCTTATGGGTTAGTCAGCAAAGTCTATGACGAGATAGACAACAAATTAAATAACCCCGTTGTGAATGTAACGACAATCACTGTACAGTCGCAAGTTACCAAGCTGTTTTTATGGATTCAAACCAAGGGAATATTATTATCAACCCATTATGTGACTGAGTGAGATTCGAACTCACGCCTCTGCATTAAAAGTGCAGTGTCTTAACCCCTTGACCATGCAGCCACCAATATGAAGCAAATTCAACCTTACTTTTCCGAAATTTTTGCTTTTGCCTTTTACTTCATAATACAAGTATATCAGCAAAAATGAGGGTTGAGGTGCCAATTTTAGGCAATTTCATGCCAATTTTTGTCCAAAAATATGCCCTAAAAACAGTGTTGCATTTGTCGGTAGATATCATTTCTGAACTTATAGAATATCGTCTTAGCTTTTTTCAAACCAATATCTTCAATTCCTTCGATATCTAAATATTGCATTACTTGGTACCAGTACAAGCCAGCATAACCGCTATATTTTAGTTCAATAACTCTTTTTTCATCTGGTATCAAAGGTTTAAACCAGAAGTCTAATATCTCTAATTGCTCCTTAAGTTTAAGGTATTCTTCGTCACTCTCAAGCTTTTCCTGATTAATAATATGACTTAATTGTTCAGAACCACCAGAATAAGCTGTACGAATACCTAAGTTATCTACTTTTTGCTTATAAAGATATCTGCTTTCAATTGATTTTATTCTGGCTTCAAGTCTGCCATTAACGTAATCTCCAATAATTCTATCTAACTTATCTGCCATCATCAAATTCTCCTTTTGTGGTATAATTAAGTTAGAAAATCAGTTGCCGAAGCCCATTGCCGTGGGCTTTTTTATTATTTAACTATTTCAGTTTCATTATCCTCTAATCTTATAACCACTGCTTCTTTTAGATTGTTAGAATCAATAAACTCATCCGCTTGTGTTTTTGTAAAGAAATATTCTTCTTGAAGTTCTCCTTCTCTACCCCACCATTCACGCTTAAACAATACTTTATATTTATATAAAGCTTTGATACTTCCTTCAAGATAATTAATTTTTACACGAAGTGGTACTAAATCTATTCCGTTGTATAAATCTCTACAACGTTCAATCTTAACTTCTAATTGAGCCAGACGTTTATTAGTAAAAACTATAAGAACCAATAAAATTATTATTGAGATAGATGTCATTATCTGTACAATTGCTGTTATCATTTCTCCTCCAGTTGAGTTTAGCGAGTTCCTAGCTCAGTATATGTGATATAATATAACTGACCAAAAATAAAAATCCGTAATATTGTTCTTTTATTTTGCTCGAGCCTGGTCAGTTCGGGCTTTTTTGCGTTCATTTGTCCTTCCATAAATAGAGAAACATAATCAAGATATAAAGAAATCTCCTTGTTTCAACCAATCCCCAATTTCTTGATACGTATTCAAATATTAAGTAAAAGATAGATAAACAAGTTGCTCTTATTAGTCCTTTGATAACCTTATCTTTCATCTCCACCTCAATCCATATGTTTATCAAGCCATTTTTCAGGGAACACGTTCTCTGACTCGTCAAGGTATGAGCGTGGAATTCGTTTATCTCTGATGTAGCAACGACGACAAGAGCGTTCTTCATGAGTGCCAAATAAATAAATTCTCCATTCCGACCACTTATGCCCGAACAGCTTACACATTAGTTTCATTGCTTGTCCTCCTCAAATACTGATTGCAAATATTCATCCGAATACGGGCACCAACCTTCGTCATCAGTCATTTCTTTTTTAAGTTGCTTCCAGTTTGAAAACTGACCAATAATAGAATCGTGGTCTCCACACATTTCACAAGGAGTTTCAATTTCTCCTAATTCTTCTTCTGGAATATCTTCTGACATCAGATAAAATCCTCTGTCCAAATGATTTTCAATTACCCAATATTGTTTCATTCAATCCCTCCCCACCAGTCATTGACCAGCGATATTAGTTTGTCGGTCATTCAAGGCTCCTTATCAATTTTTAATTCTCCACTAATTAATTTTGGCAAAAGCGTATCT